AGTCACCCCCCCTAACAACTAGGGTGGATCACCACACAAGTGGAGGATCTAAGAAACAAACAAGATTACCGGGTTATCGGCCACCTGGTACGTTTCTTAGTCTCATCAATGTGATTGCAAAAAGCCTGCGACCGCCAGGCAGAGCCAGAGATTTAAAGCTCCACAACGTCCATGGACATGTGAAGAGCGCTCTCAAAGCTCACGGCGGCAAAGCAGACTCACACTCTGTTTATTCCATTAAGGGCCAAGCTTGCAACGTTATACGTCTGCATAGCAAGCTCCTTAATATCAGAGTGATCGAGTCCTGCGACGGAGAAAACCCCCGTACAGGGGAGGATGACATTTGCTGGGTTGTTACAAAAAACGACCTAGTTTCCAGTCTCGCGTTCACAGCAGCCTATCTAGAAGTATTGATAAACTACGATGAAAGGTTGCTCCAGTGGAACTGGAAAGAACTGAGTGCCATCCTGGTGGAATGTTTGAGTTGGGAAACCCATAACTTCATTCGCAGTGCGAAATTCAGCACTGCCGTGCCATTTGCGGACTTTATGAATCGCAATAATGGCATGAATCCACGACCGGCAGATGTGGAGGGTGTAAAACCCTATTTCACAGGCAGCCTAAAAAGGTACCTGAAAAACCGCATTAATACCGGCAAAACCAAGAATATGAGGTTAGCTTGGAACATCAAAGAAGGAGTGAAGCGCGGGTGCGCTCCAGCTCCTGATGTATTCATCCATGCCGACCTATCCTCTCTAGGAGAGGATCTTGGAGCTCTGCCCCGGAATGAGAATTTCGTTTGGCACCTTCCATACTATAGAGAAATCTTTGATGGAATAGGTGTCCGAAACCATAAGGGATCTGAGACAGCTGTAAAAGACTCGAAAGAGTATACTATCAGTTGTTCAGGTCGCCTCAACTCTACCCGGGGAACAGATCGTGGAGGACTGGGCGCCATCTGGCGTACAGTACCGAATGAAGAAGGGTTACAAGATGTCGTAAATACAGACCACGGTCTGGTAAAACGATACGGAAAGGAATACCCAGAGCCAGATGTGATGAGAAATCTTTATGACCAGGAACAGGAAGAGAGCGGCAATACCGTTGAGGTAGTCGCACTCCTTGAACCATTAAAGGTCAGATCCATCACAAAGGGACCAGCTATCCGTGCTCAAGTGGCTAAACCAGTACAGCACATTCTCTGGAGCTATCTCAAAGAGATGCCTCAGTTTGTGCTTATTGGAAGACCAGAGACGGAAGTGTGTGATATAGAATATATCGAATTAGGAACGAAGAAACTGTTCCACAGGTTTGGTGTTGAAACCCAGGATTTTTTCTGGGTCAGTGGTGACTACAAAGGAGCCACAAACGGAGTTGACATTCGTCAAACAAAGCAGGCTTTCAAAGCCGCCTCCGATGCACTTACGCTAAATACAGGTGTGGACCTCTGGGTCCTCGAAGCCTGTAAGCGCGAACTCTGTGAACAACGAGTAACGTTTCCTAAACACACTGGGCTGGAACCCGTCCAACAAAAGAATGGACAGCTAATGGGTTCCGTAATATCTTTCCCGATTCTTTGTGTAATTAACCTTGTTGCCTACTGGGCAGCAGTTGAGCGTTACCTCAGTGAGGAGCTCAGTGAGACTTTTCAGGTGCCTACCCAGGCAACCTGCGAGCTCGCTGAGCTTCCATGCCTTATCAATGGAGATGATATTGGTTTTAAATCCAATGAAAAGCTCTATAAGATCTGGCATGAAGAAATCACTAAGGTGGGCTTCAAGCTGTCTATCGGCAAGAACTACCGACACCCTCACCTATTCACGATAAATTCCGAGTTATGGGATACAAGGGCCAGGAAGAAGTTTGACTTCTTTAATCTGGGAACCCTGATGAACATGAACAAACGAACTGGACGCTCCAAACTGAAAGGCATTAGCCTTGACAGTCTATGGGATGCCAGCTCGGTCGGAACAGTGGAGAAGGAGAGGGCCTGGAGGCGGTTCAAGCACTATAACATGGAACAAATCCAAAGTGCAACCCTAAAGGGTCGGCTGAACCTCTGCTATCCTGCAACTGCAGGTGGCATTGGGGTTGAAGGGCCTTCCTGGACAGACAACCACAGTCAGCGCCAATTGGCGGCATACTGTGAAGACTTGTACAGGAGGACCGGACGGACCATTACAGGCAGTAAATGCCCTACTGGACGTCTCTTCAAGCCTGATAGAAGAAAACTTCTAGCCCTTTATGAGGATACAGTTGATTACACATTACTACGTAACGTTAGGATGCGTTGCGGCTTACCACGCTTAGCCTTTCTGAGGCGGTCTGGTTCTAGCTACAAACGTTCCGATGACGTAGTTGACATTCGAGAGTATATAAAAGTTGAGGTCCATGACTCCACCACAAAAGTGGATCACGACGAGTCTTTAAGAGAACTTCAACTTCCTGGAAATTGCGAAGAATTCCCAGGTACATATGGAGAGGTTGCTACCCCGCTGGTTAAGCCGGGATTAAAAGCAGCGCCGAGCCAAGCTCGGTACACCTTCCCGAGGAAAAAAGATTTCGAAAGCTCTAAAAGCTTCCGACCTCTGAAGAAGCCACACCGATTCGGCCCCTTGATCCTTTTGGATCCAAGGTTTGTCGGAGAGTTTGTGCATTCTCGGAGGTTCCAGGGTGTTTAGTGATTTATGGCCCAAAGTGGTTTGCACCACTAAAGACAACTCTGACCGAAAGGTTTGAGCTGTTGATGGTGAGTGCAGTAAAACTTTCCACGCTAAATTATCTATTTAGATATAAACGCCAAGAGACTGCACGGGCCAGCTTTCCTTTGCATAATTGAACAGACTCCATCCGAAAGGACATGAGTGTTCAATGCACTGGGAAGTGATCATTAGATGACCAGTCCCCGTCAGCATCGGGCGTACCCGCTATTATGCCAAACACTACAAAGAAATCTTTTATGAATCGCCCTTCGATAAGGGCCCTACCACCTCGCGAAAAAGAACGCCGTTGGGATCAACATTTGATGTCCCTTGGCGGTCTCTCCAATAGAGGAGGAAATCGAACCAACCTCGCTGCACCTCAACCCCGGCCCGCCACCCGGCGCGCTGGTAAGAAGCAGGAGGTTAAGAAGGACGTATGTGGAATGGAGTACGCCGCATCACTCCTTAATCCATTCGACCTTACGCTCAACCCATGTATCCCACGTTTCCCTTCACTTCCCTCTCGAAAGTTTTCAACTTTCTCAGGTGGGGTGGGGATGACGTCAACTTCTAACGCTACCGGAGGTGTCGCCGCATACCTCCGTGCCTCTAGTGACTCCGCTTCTGTTGTTACAACGGGAGCCACGTACACTAACCTTGGAATCCCTTACTTCTCCGATACCGGAGCTGTGAGCCACAATGCTTCTAGTCCTTATTTGGACGCAGACATTGGGGCTACGGGAGTCCAAGTCCGACTTGTTTCCCTCGGAATTCAAGTTCGCTATATCGGCACTGAGTTGAACATGGGCGGTCTGTGTTATCCTATTATGGAACCAGACATGGCTTCAGTACAAGGCTTTACCGCGTCGACTATTACGTCGTACCCGGAATTTACCAAGCCACTGAAGTTTGATCGTGAGTGGGTCGCTATCAACTACACTCCTCGTGATCCTAAGAACTTTGAGTTCAAACCGGATCCAAAACCCGTTGTTGCTCACACTCCCCTCGGCATTCTCATTGAGTCTGCCAGTGGGGCCCAGCCATTTGAATACAAATTTGCCGCCCATTGGGAGGCTATTGGACGCAATGCGCGGGGCAAGACCATCTCCCACACTTCACCCAATACCGATAAGGTATTGGCAGGTGTGGCACAGGTCCCAGCTGCTGTTGTCTCGAAAGTCTCGAATGCAGTTTCGCCTATGAAGGCTGCTGCTAAAATCGGACTCGAGGTACTCACAACTGGAGCCGCGGTCGCTACAACAATGGGCCAAGTCGAGTTGGGAGGAGCTGCCGGAATGGCAGCCGCAATCTCATCTCTGTTGTAGACCCTAGAAAGGAAAAATTTAAAACCCCTTCTCCTAAGTAAATAAATACTCCACCACCGTTTTCGTGCCTTACACTAACCAAGGACCTCCGTCCAAAGCTCGCTTTTGCATCACATCGACGGGAGAGAGTCAGACTATCTGCACACTGTGAAAGTGTGTTTGAGAAATCGGGATTAAAACCCCGGGACTAAAGTCCGTCTGACTGCTCATCCG